AGGACGACACCGTCAAGACGGAGCGGGTGCTGTCTTTGCTTGCGGCTGGCATCATCGACGAGCCCCGCGCGCTGGTGATGCTCGGCATGGCCGACACGCGCGAAGATGCGCTGGTGATGCTTGAAGAAATGCGCGGCGCTGGCGTTGAAGCACTGCCCGGCGTGCTTGCAGGCTCGCCATTCACGTCGACGCGGGAGACGACGGTGGGCGCGGCTGAGGAATGAGCGGCGCTAACGCTGCCGGTCCCGTCGCCGACGCTGCTGTCGAGGACATGCGGCGCCTTGAGCGCGTGCTGTATCGCGACCTCATGCGCAGCGTCATGCGCCTCGACACCAAGACGGGCGAAGACAGCCTGATCAAGCGGCAGGCACAGACGCAAGCGGCGGTCTTGCGGCAGATCAACAAGCGCCTCGATGCCGAGGGCGAAGACCTCAAGCGCGTGACGGGCGAACGCGCCGTCGAGGCTGTGCGGGCTGTGCTTGGTGCCCCGCCGTCGACGCTGTCCGTCGATGTGCGGACGGAGCTTGACCAGATCTTGGCAGACCAGATCCGAGACGTGGTGCGTACATTCAAGGTCGCCGCCGACGAGATGCGTGTGGCTGTCACCCAAGGCATCGTGAGTAGCGGGGGCCTCGCCGACGTCGTCGATGCTGTCGCGGGCAAGATGCAGGTCGCCTACGCCCGCGCTGCCGCAGCTGTTGATGCAGCCATCATGGCGGCTGGCCGTCACGTCGTCATGAGCGCCGCGACGGCAAGCGGGCTTGACCTCGTCTACGTCTACGTTGGGCCCAGCGACGCCAAGAATCGGCCATTCTGTCTGCAATGGGTGGGCAAGGCATGCGTCGACCCCGAGAACCTCGACAATAAACAGGGGCTCCCCGTCGAGACGTACTGTGGCGGATACAACTGCCGTCATTCGTGGGCGCCGACGATCATCGACGAGGCGGTGTCCGAAGGCATCGAGGTCCACATGGCGTCGGGCAAGCGGGTGGCGTGACCACTCCAATCACCACCGTGCCTTGGAGTGAAATGGTGAGTAGGATCAGACCATGACAAAGACACTCGCCCTCGCCGTCCTTTTGCTCGCTGCCTGTGGTGACGCTGCACCAGCCAGCGCGCCCGGTATCTGCCACGTCCTCGACAGCGACGACGGGCCGATCGTGATCTTTCGCCCGTGCGAAGACCCCGACGCCGACGTGTGCGTGACGCGCATCCTCGACGGGCAAACCATCCACAGCATGGCCGAGACGACGGATTGCCGGTCATGCCTGAGTGATCGCTACACGCTCACGGGGACTGGGGTGGAGTTCTTCGTCGGTGGCGATGACGTCGATTTCGCGTGCGCAAGGTATGATGGGTGACACATGGGCATCACGGTCAAGAGGACAGGCAAAAAACTCCGCTTTGACGTCGACATAGCGGCCAAGATCATATCCACCTACGCCGTTGGCGCGGTGCTTCGGCGCGTCGACCGTGGGATGTCCCTCACCGGCGCCGCATTCGCCCCATACTCGCGCAAATACCGTGAGGCCCTCATCAAGGGTGGCGAGACGACAAAGGTCGACCTGCGTGTGACTGGCGGGCTCATGTCGTCGCTCAAGGCCGTGACGTTCACCAAAAAAAGCATCGGCGAGGTCGACGTGAGGATCAGAGTCGGCACCGGCACCTCACCCGCCGTGTCTCTTGGTGGCGGACGGGCCAAGCGCACAGGCGGACGTAGCCCGCCGCACAACGTGCTCGCGTACTGGCTGCACCACGGCAACGGCAACACGCCCGCGCGGCCATTCTTGGGGCTCACAGACGCCGAGGAGCGCACTTTGCTGGCCCTGTTGACCAAGGCAAATCTGTGGCGGTAGTTGACACTTATGTAGCTGTTTGAGTAGGCTGCTATGTATGTTCGACACCACCGCCCCCCAAGGCGCGCCAGACCAGCCCTCTGGCGCGCAGGCAAAAGACCCCGCACCCGCCGAGGACATCGAGGCGTTGCGCGCAGCAGCGGCCAGGCTGGCGACGCTGGAGGCCAAGCTCGCCGACGAGCGCGAGGCGCAGCTCGAGGCCAAGAAGCGCACGCAAGAAGACGCCGAGAAAGCAGGCGAGCTTGCCAAGGCCCTCGAGGCGGCCAAGGACCGCTTGGCCGAACTTGAGCCACTCGAGCCGCTGGCCCAGCGCTGGCGCTCGCACGAAGAGACGCAGATCAAGGCGCTCGACGCCAAGGCCACGTCTCTGCCCGACGTGTTCAAGAGCCTTTACGCCCGCGCCTCCGACGTCGAGGCCAAAGCCGAAGTGATCGCCGCCTACGAGGCAGCATTCGCAACGGCGCCCCCGCCCGCCAAGGTGCCCGGTCAGCCACCTTCCCCCGGCGCCCCCGCTGGTCTCTCCGATGTCGACATTGCCGCCGCTGTGCAGGCGCAAGACGGCGGCAAGGCCCTCGCCGAGCTCAAGGCCCGCGACGCCAAGGCCGTCAGCGCTTGGTTCGGTCGCACCCTCGACGGCGCCAAGGGCGCCATCACATCCCTCGGCGTGGGTCGCTTCGGCGGCTGACGATCACGAGCGCCCAACGTCAGCGCGCGGCGTCCGCCGCATAGGTCACGATCATGGCCCAGACCACCTCGACCACCGTCGCGAATTGGATCCTCACCGAGGTGATGAGCCAGATCGCGCTCGCGCCCTTGCGCGGCAAGTACGTCTTGCTGCCCTTCATCAACATGGCCGACATCTCGGGTCGTTCGTCAAAGACGCGCAAGATCCGCAAGAAGAACGCGATCGCCGCCGCTGTCGACGACAGCGAGGGCGTGTCCTTCTCCTCGCCCGCGACCCTTGGTGTCGCATCCAACATCAGCATCACCCCAACGACCAAGGTCCAGGGCGTGCAGCTGACCTCGGACGCCATCGAGCTTGCGCTCCCGGGTGTCGCGCGTGATCAGGTCATCGGCCTGATTCAGAGCGGCAGCCCCGAGTCGCTTCCGCTCGTGCGCGACGCGATGACCGAGGTCCTCGAGGCTCACTACCTCCGCGCCGAGACCGACGCCCTGGCGCTGTTCTCGGGTGCCTCCGAGAGCGCCGGCGCCACCGGCCAGCCAATGAGTTTCGCCTACGCCCTTGAGGCGCTGCTGAAACTCCTTGACAACAACCCCGCGACTGAAGACCTCGTCTTCATGCTCGAGGAGCAGGGCGTTGCCGACATGCGCACCGAGGCCATCACCGGCAGCGGCGCGGGCATCGCGGCGATCTTCGGGTCGACCCAGGCCGACCTGAGCTTCTTCAACCACCGGCCCGACGCCAGCCGAAACGGCTTCCGTGGCAGCTTCGCCGGTGTGCCGATCTACGCGCCGAACAAGGCGATCATGCCAACGGCCAACGCAGCGGCTGACCGAGTGTCGGCGCTCATCGTGGCTGGCCGTGGTGAGACGGGTGCGCCCGGCAGCGTGCGCGGCTTCGCCGAGATGGTCGAGCGCTACGCGCCGTCGCTGGGCTTCCAGTACGACCTTCGCGAAGACGCCCTCGACGCCATCGGTCGCTGGTGTCACGCCGTCGGTGAGCACACCGACGAGCACATCGTGAAGATCGTCTACGACATCGACTAGCGATGTCTGAGGCGGGGCCAATCGTGGCCCCGCCTTTCACCTCCGCTCGGAGTGCAGCGTGCGAAGAAAGCTTGAGATCCTGTCCATCAAGGACGCCAACGTCGTCGAGTTCACCGACAACCACCTCACCAAAGAGGGGGAAGAGAATTCGCTTCGGGCGATGTGCCGGCGCATGCTCGGCAAGCGCATCGAACACAAGGGACAGCGTCTCCCGGTCTTCATCGTCAAAAGCGTCTCGCCGTGGGCGCTGTCACCCAAAGAGGTGGCGCCCGAGCCCGACGAGTTCGACGAGATCCTTGAACGGCAATCGCTCCCTGACGACGACATGCGCAAAAAATGGTTCGCCGTCCGCGACGAAAACATCGCCAAGAGCAAGGCCAGGCAAGACGAGGCCACAGCCCAGATCGAGAAGCAACTCGGTGGCGAGGTCGCGAAGAGCATTCAGCAGATGGTCAAATCTGTGGCCTCACAGACCACCGTCGCGAAAGGGGGGCCTCGTGGCTGACGTCAAGGAGAGCACCGTCAACAAGCTGGCAGAGCAGATCAAGAAGGGCTCGCCGGACAGCATCACCTCGGACGCCGCGCGGCGCATCGCACGCGAGACGGCTGAGCGCGAAAACGCAAAGCGGCGCGCGCGCCGATAGGAGATCTTCATGCCCGGACTCAACACAGGCGGACAACCCGTCACCCTCGTCGCCAAGATCAACGATGGCACCGGCGCCACCGTCACCGTGGCGGCTGCGGCAACCCCGCAAGCCATCCTCGACGCCACGCTGTTCCTCGAGGACACCAACACCAGCGGCGGCGGGCTGACCTTCGACGGTGCCACTGGCGTTGTCACCGTCGCCACTCCTGCCGGCATCGGCAAGTATGAGGTCTTCGCTTTCGCCGGCGACCTCATCGGCACCAACAGCGCGGTCCTCGACGTCGAGATCGTGGCCAGCGAGGCCGGTGCCAGCGCTGCGCAGGTGGGCATTGGGTCGCGCAAGACCGAGCTTGCCACCGCCGCGCGCAACGGCATCGCCCCGGCCTACGCCGTGGTCGACCTCAGCGCCGTCGACGACACCGTGCAGGCCAACCTTCGCGTCGGCACCAACGGTCACGAGGGCACGTTCCGCGACTTCGCCTTGGTGATGCGCAAGATCGGCGAGGCCATCTGAGGTCGTCTGAGAGGGTGGTGTCAGCGTGCAAAGGATTCTCCGAGGGTCAACACAGACTGTTGTCAGCTACCCACGGCTGAGCCCTGACGCCATCGTAACCGGCGTGCCGTCCTCTGTGACGGCACGCCGTGTCTGCCCCGCGTCGTCTGATGCCCTCGACGGCTACCAAGCCGTCACCGTCGACGCCTTGTCGACGACCATGTCAAGCGCCGCGCTCGAAGGCGACGAAAGCATCGCGCTTGCGGGCACCGTGACTGTGGTGGCCGGCCGTCGCTACCTCATCACCGACGCGACGACGGGCCGCGTGCTTGAGGTGCTGCCCACCAAAGCGGGCAGCGTGTCGACGATGTACCTCGCAGAGCCCCTGCCTTGCGACGTCGCCAACGGCAGCGCGGTCAACGGCTACGCCTGTCCCATCGCGCTCACCGCAGACCAGACGCTGGACGTCGGCGCGGGCTACGTTTTCTTTCGCGGCACCGTCGGCGGCGTCGAGTACGAGTGGGACGAGAGCTTCCGCATCGTTCGGCGCTTCACGTCCATCGCGCTCACAGTCACCGAACTGACCCAACTCCACCCCGTGGTGCGCCAGCTTGCCTCGTCGACGGATACGACGCTGGAAGAGGCCATCAACGCGGCCTGGCGCAGCGAGATGGTGCCCCTACTCGCGGCGCGCAAGGTGCTTGACGAGGACATCCTCACCGATGACGTCGTCATTCCGATGCACGCGGCGGCTGTGCTGCGTGTCTTGGCGCGGCAATGGCCATCGGCGCCCGATGCTTTCGTGCAGCGGGTGAGCGAGGACTACGACCGCATCAAGGAGATCACGATGGCGCGCGTCGACCTCGCCCTGCGCAGCCAAGAGGACATCACGCCTGCCCCCGTCGAGCCCGGACACGAGCCCCGCATCGTCCGCAGGGTGGTCCGATGACGTGGGCCATCACGCGGCAAGCTCTCGTCGCCATCCCCAAGGGTCTCAGACCAAACGTGCGCGGCGCTGGCTTGCCGGGCGCCTTTGTCTATGACGAAGCCGGACACGAGGCGTCAGCGGGCACACAGTCGCGCCGATGGTGGGCGCGTGTGCTGTCGGGCAACGCCGAAGGACCGCACCAAGTGCAACAGTCGCGCATGCGCGTCATGCTCGAGGTGGTCGTCGAGTACATCGACAGCCCCGGCAATGGTGCCAAGCTCGACGAGGCCATCGTCGACGACGCGGGCTTGCTGGCGCGTGCATTCGCGCACGGTGGCAACTGGGATCGTGCGGGTGGCTCTGGCATCGTGAGTGTGATCGCCGACGGCGAGACGGTGGGGCCTTTTGACGTCGAGTACATCGACGGCGCCCGTCGGCTCCGCTTGCGCCTTGAAGTGCGCTACACGACGACCTTGACCTACGATAACGTGCAGACCTACGCTGCCGATTACAGCTTCGGAGGTGGGTGATGGCGACGAACTACCCTGGCGCGCTCGACGTCCTGACGAATCCAGCCAGCACAGACCGGCTGACGACTCCGTCACACGCTGAGCAGCACGCCAACGTGAATGACGCCGTGGAGGCCATCCAGGCGACGCTGGGTGTCAATCCACAGGGCGCGTCGGCGACGGTGTCGGATCGGCAGGAGCGCATCTCGGTGTGGTCTGCGCCCGTCCTGGCCAACACCTTTGACTTCGCCTTGGCGCTCACATCCCCTGAGCGAATTAGGCGCACCATCAACGGCAGCGCCACCATCGGCTCGACGACGCATGAGCAAGGTGCCGTCGTCGACGCGACTATCACGAACACCTCTGGCGGCACCGTGCTACTGTCATTCGTACCCGCCTGGCGCTGGGCCACGGGCGAGGCGCCACCGACGGATCTGGCCGCTGGCGCGACGCTGCTCCTCTCGCTCGTTGTCACGCGCGACACCGCCAACGCCGACGCCGTCGATGCGGCTTGGGTCGTCACGGGTGCTCTGTGAGCCTGCGATCACCTGCGTGGCGGCATGCGATGTCGAGGAGGGCATCGGGGCCGGTCGTGCCTGCAACGCCAGATGGGTGGTGGGATGGTCGACAGCTTGTAGGCTACGCGGCTGGTGACCCAGTCTCGACGTGGCCCGACGCTGCAGGCGGAATCGGAGACATGCTCGCCGTGGACACGCCTCCAGTCTACAGGGCCACCGAAGGCTTCGGGCCAAGTCTGGACTTCGCGGGCACGAGGGGGCTCAAGCGCTTGCTTGGGTCGACGCAGACGAATGCCCTGCTCACCGTCGGCGTCATCTTTCGCGCGCCCGTGACGGCGACGTCCAACCTGTACCTCTTCGACGGGGGCGCATCCACGGCGCAGCGAGCGGCACTCCTGCGTCAGACGGGCGACAAAATCACCTCGTTTCGAGGCACTCTGCTGTCGTCGCCGACCCCTTCCTCGCCACCGCTTGGCTGGTCCTACGTCGTGGCCCTGATGAATGGCGCGTCGTCGAAGATCGACACAGCGAGCGGTGAAGCGATCGGGTCATGCGGGACGCAGACGCAGATGTCCGAGTTCCACATCGGCGGCGCCTACAACGCAACGGCGGCGCACGACGACAGAATCGCTGAGGTTGTCCTCTACAAGAGCGACAAGTACACGGACCTGCGTAGTTACCTGCGCGCTCGCTTGGGGCTCCCATGATCGACATCGTCGCCCACCCTGAACGCCTCGACGCTGCCCTCAAGGAAGCGCAGCGAGGCGACCGCGCGCGAGCGCCGCTGCCTGTCCTCGTCGACGCGGAGACATTCGCCCTCATCATTGACGACGCCGTCGTCGTCGACGGGCAGACCTATATCGGCGACGTCCCCATCGTCACCGACCCGAAGGCCACGCCGCCACCACGACCGAAGCCGCCAAGGCGCTGAGGAGCACCCCATGACCGACGTCTCTCGTCTTCGCACGCTGCGCCACGCGCTCCACGCCGACGCGTACACCTTCACCGGCACGCCCGGCACATTGTCCGTGCTTCGCCCCACCGACGACGCGGCCAGCTTCCTGCCCCGCAATCGCACCCCTGAGGCGCGCAATCTGCGCTCGATGAGCGGGCGCAAATACCCCCACATCCGTGGGAGACAGAACACCGACGAACTCACGCTGGCGCTGGAATTTCGCGGCGTGAACAGCAACACCGACGCCGCCGTGAGCGATTGGGAGGCGAAAATGGAGCAGGGCTACCTGCTCGCCTCGCTCTTTGGCGCCGTCGCCCCCGCAACATCGGGCACGGCTACGACCGTCGCCGCCAGCGGCCACGACGCCGCCACCGGCGTGCTTGGTGTCGCCAGCGAGGCGAACTATGCCGCCGGCCAAGTTGTCGCCTTTGCGTCGTCCGACGGCTTGCAGGTGGGTCGCGTAGCCTCGACGAGCACGGGTGAGCTCACCCTCGAGCACCCCTACAGCGGGACGCCGACCACGGGCGCCACGGTGTACCGCTCTGCCGTCTGGACCCTTGACGACGACGTCACGCACCACACGCATACGTTTTTCAGCGCCGAGGGCGAGAACTGGCGCCGCGACTACTTCGGCTGCATGCCAATGAGCATGGCCATCGAGACGGGTGGCGCGGCCCTCGCTTTCACCAGCGTGTGGGGTCCGTCGTCGTGGGCGGACGTCGCCGAGGCCGACCCTGCGCACGCCGAGCCCACCTCCGGCAGCCCCATCGTCATGGACGCGGCCAACCTGTGGTTCGCTGGCGCGCAATGGGTGGCCCGCAACTTCTCGCTGGCCATGTCTTGCGGGACGAAGGTCCGCCCCGCCGACACCAAGGTCAACGGGCGGCTTGGTGGCGTGTGCAGCGCCAGCGACGACGGCAAAATGATGACGCTGGAGTTCGACATCTACCTTGGCGACGGCAACCTCACCGGCGAACTGCAAGACAGCACCGGCACGCCTGACCTCAACGCCTTGCTCGGCGACGATGACGCGGCTGGCGACGTCAGCACCACGCGACAGGTGGCCTTGCAGGTGGGGACCGAGATCGGCGCTGGCATGTACGTCTACATGGGCGAGGCCGACACCGTCGTCACCACCC